ACAGGTTTCACGGCCGCAGTATTTTTTTAGACACTGCCCCTTTTTGACTGGTTCGATTTGACATGGCAACAAACGTAGAAATAGCAAAGCACCTGGACATAACGCCTGATTGGGTAAGTAAGTTGAAAGGACAAAACATACTTCCGCACACGCCAGGTAAACAAATGGACATAGATCAATGCCGACTTGCGTACATAAATTACTTACGCAATAAAGCACGACTAACGCGCGACACAGATAACGGCACAATCACTGAACACAAGTCACGTCTTACTTCTGCACAAGCTGACAAAGCAGAAATGGAAGTACAGGTTTTAAGTAACACACTCATAAGAGCAGATGAGGTTAGATCTGCCTGGACAGAGTTTGTTGCAAACGTCAGAGCCAAGTTATTGAACCTACCTGCAAAGATGGCGCACCAGGTTATAGGTTTAGAGCATTACGGCCAGGCAGAAGAATTATTAACTAACGAAATATATGAAGCACTTAACGAACTCACAGAAGTTGAATATCAAGAACCCAATGAGTTGGGTATGGACAGAAACGGCAAAGACGTTTCAACCGCCAAAGAAGCTACTGGTTAGCGAGTGGTCTGATGATTACCGTTTCTTAACATCTGAGTCTAGCGCAGAACCAGGTAAGTGGCGTACGTCACGCGCACCTTATCAAAAGCAAATAATGGATTGCATTATTGATCGCAATATAGAAACCGTTGTTTTTATGAAAAGCGCACAGGTGGGAGCAACAGAACTGTTATTGAATGTGTTGGGTTACTACATTAGCCAGGATCCCTGCCCTATCATGTGTATGCAACCAACTATTGAAATGGGTAGAGCATTTAGCAAAGACAGACTTGCGCCTATGCTTGCTTCATCCCCTGCCCTGGTTGATAAAGTTAAGGAACCTAGATCTAGAGATAGCGAAAACACAGTTTTGCACAAAAAGTTTCCAGGTGGCCACATGACTATCGTAGGTGCTAACTCTGCAAGCGGTTTAGCAAGTAGACCTATAAGAATATTACTAGTAGATGAGTGTGATAGATATCCACAGTCAGCAGGCAGTGAAGGAGATCCAATAGCACTTGCCACAAAACGTACTACGACATTTTGGAACCGCAAAATCATCATGGCATCGACACCAACTATTGATGGTTTATCACGTATACAAACTGCCTTTGAAAGTAGCGATAAACGTAAGTTCTGGGTGCCATGCGTACACTGTAACGAATTTATTACGTTGGAATGGGCAAATATTCATTGGGAAGAAAACGAGCCTGAAACCGCACATTATGTATGCCAAGAATGTGGATCTATTATGGAAGAAAAACACAAAATACAGATGCTACGCGATGGAGAATGGAGAGCAGAAGAAGAAACAACTACGATTGCAGGATTTCATATTTCAGAGTTGTATTCGCCCTGGTCAACTTGGGCATCTATGGCAGTTGGATTTAACCAGGCACGTAAACACCCAGAAATGCTAAAGACTTGGGTAAATACTGCCCTGGGTGAAGTATGGCGCGACCAAGGTGAAGAAATAGAGTCAGAAGGACTAATGGCAAAGCGTGAAAATTGGGATTCTGAGTGTATACCTGATGATGTCCTGGTTATTACGGCAGGTATAGATTGCCAGGAAGATCGTTTAGAAATGAGTGTTATAGGTTGGGGTTTAGATTCACAATCTTACGTCATAGAACACCAAGTGTTTTGGGGTGAAACGGCACAATACCAAGTATGGAAAGATATAGATGAATATTTACAAAGAAGGTATGACAGGGAAACCCTACCTAGCTTGCCTATTGCTTGTGTAGCCGTTGACTCAGGTTATCAAACACAATCTGTTTATAATTTTGTAAAACCCAGGCAAGGTCGTAGGATCTTTGCTATCAAAGGACAAAGCCAAGCAGGTAAACCCATAGCAGGTAAAAGTTCGCAATCTGGCAGACAAAGAGTGCAACTATTTGCCGCAGGCGTTGATACTTGCAAAGAAACTTTGTTTAGTTGGTTGCAAGTAGAAGAACCTGGCCCAGGCTACATACATTTTTCAGCTACTATGGATGAAGAATACTTTAAGCAACTCACGGCAGAAAAAAGAGCAATTAAATATGTACGTGGTCGCAAGTCAGTAGTTTGGGTACAGAAAAGAGATAGAAACGAAGCCTTAGATTGTTACAACTATTGCTTGGTTGCCTTTCATATACTCAACCCAGATCTAGAAAGAATCGCAGGCAAAACAGAAATGCCAAAGCAAGAACAAGAAGATCTACCAACAAAGGAACCAAAAAGCAGAGATCTATTCAAAGAAAGACGCAAACCACGTAGAAAAAAATCATTCGTGAAGGATTGGTAGAGTGTTGACAAGCTAAAAATGCAACTTACGGTCTTAAAAAAACTGTATGAGGGCAGAAATTGGCTAATTTATTTGACTCAGAAAATTACCCTTCTAATGTGCCAGAAACATTAACGGTTGGCGACCGTTGGGCATGGAAACGAGAAGACATAGCAACAGATTACATCCCTACAAGTTATACGCTAACTTACAGCTTTAGATTGTTAAGTTCGGCCGCAACAGAAATATCCCTTGCCAGTTCTGTGATCACAGAAAGTTCAACAGCTTACATAGTAGAGGTACCAAGTACGACTACAGCAGGCTACACAAAGGGAGATTACAGTTACCAGGAATACATTACTAATTCATCTTCACAAAGAGTTGTTGTTAGTTCAGGTTTTGTAACTTTAGAAGCTAATTTAGATGCTGATACTTCAGATCCTAGATCACACGCGAGAATAGTTTTTGACGCTCTTGAAGCTATGTTGGAAAACAGAGCATCTATAGATCAATCAAGCATGAGTGTCGCAGGTAGATCTCTAAGCCGTATGACTCCAGAAGAGATACGCGATTGGTACGAATACTACAGATACAAAGTAAACAAAGAGATAAAAAAAGACAGGATCAGTAAAGGTTTAGCCACAGGATCCTTAATAAAAGCGAGATTTTAAATGCCCTGGTACAAAAGATTATTTGGTAGCCGTAAAAAAAGTAGACCACTCAACTTGCGTACTTACGCAGGTGCTAACAAAGGTCGTTTGTTTGCGGATTTCTTTAGCAACTCAAAGTCTGCTGATGCAGAACTGGCACCTGCCCTACGCACCTTACGTGATAGATCTAGAGAGTTAGCCAGGAACGACAGTTACGTTAAAAGATACCTGGCATTGTTGTCAGCTAACGTTATCGGTACTAAAGGCATAAGACTGTCATGCAAAGCAAGGGATGATAATGGTCAGTTAGACATAATAGGCAATCAGATCATAGAACGTGAATTTGCAAAGTGGTGTAAAAAAGAAAGCTGTACTGTAACTGGCAAGCTAAGTTTTATTGATGCACAAAAGCTATTTGTAGAAACATTAGCCAGGGATGGAGAATGTCTAGTTAAACACGTCAAGACAAAAGACAACCCTTATAACTACTCAATACAATTTATAGAAGCAGATCATCTAGACGAAGAATACGATTACAAATTAAAAGACAATAAAACTATCCGCATGGGTGTTGAAGTAAACGGTGTAGGAAAACCGCTTGCTTATCATCTATTCAAACAACACCCTTATGACTCAGCACAATACAGCACAGTTCACTCACAAAAATACACTAGGATTCCTGCGGAAGAACTAATACACGCTTACATACAAGAAAGGCCAGAAATGACTCGCGGTGTACCCTGGACTTCTACGGCTATGGACAAGATCCATACGCTAAACGGTTACAGACAAGCAGAATTAACAGCATCCAGGTTAGCGGCCTGCAAAATGGGTTTCTATGTTTCTCCTGGCGGTGATGGGTACATAGGTGAAGACTACGAAGATACGTATTCTCCTATTATGGAAGCTGAACCAGGCACATTTGAACAGCTACCTAGTGGCATGGACTTTAAGAGTTTTGAGCCTAACCACCCTACTTCTGCATTTGAAGCATTTGAAACGGCTATTCTTAGAGGTATCGCAAGTGGTTTAAATATTAGTTATCACTCATTAGCTAACGATTTAAGTTCAGTTAATTACAGTTCTATTCGCGCAGGATCTTTAGAAGACCGCGCACAGTTCGGAGTCATACAAGAATTTGTAATTGCACACTTCATAGAGCCAATATTTAGAGAATGGCTAGAAATGGCTATGACAACTAATCAGATCCCTATGCCCATTACACGATTTGATAAGTTTGCAGACTCAACCACGTTTATTCCAAGATCCTGGAGTTATGTAGATCCACAAAAAGAGATCCAGGCCAATATTATGGGATTGAAGTCAGGACAAGTGACTATGAGCGATATCCAGGCCGCATACGGTCGTGATGTAGAAGAATTGTTTGAACAGCACGACAGAGAAACCAAATTAGCAGAGCAATACGGTGTAACTACCGCATTTCAACCTTTTGGGGCGCAAACAAGCGCTGTTGAACCTGAATTACAGGGTGCAGACAATGAATAAGCAGTTGAGGTGGGATCATTTACTACAAATGATGAGCAAAATACAGGCGTTGGGCGCACTCTCTATCGCCTTGTTTTCTTTAGGACTAAGGGTTTTTGCTGTTCTGCGAGGGGTAAA